ATAGCTTTCGTACTCCAGTCTAACGGATTATAGAAATAAGTCAAGTTGGAGTATAATCCGACCCTTAAATTTTTCTGTAGATTCGTAGATTTATCTGTGTAATGATGAATTATTCTAAAATTATTTTCTGGTTTCTCTTCTGACTCTATAAAAGTAGAGAAGGTATATGTCTCCGCTACCCTTTCATCTTTTTTCTTTGTTTCTTTCTTTGAGGCACCAATATCACCTGTCTGTGATATCAAACCATCAACTGACTTGAACTTAAAACCATCATAAGTTTCATAAAAGAAAAATCCAGAAGTACCACCTACGCTACCTGTTTGTAACGGTTGTGCTTTAGGGCATAACCAAGTCAAAATATAAAATGGTTTCCTATTGTTACCTATAAATTCATATGGAGTAATACTATCTTCTATCTCTGCTCTTTCCTCTAACTCTTCTTTCTTTATATTAAATATTTTTGGATCTGTAAGAATATCTCTGATGTGAGAACTTATGTTGGATTTTTTATATTTCTTCTGACACCTAGTAGTTTCATTCATTAAGTTCTCTAGGGAAGTACATTTCAAGGTAAATGTTTCTTGGCCTTCGTTCTTAGATACATCTAAGATGCTAGTAACATATAAAGGATTATTAAACTTTCCTTCCTGATCACCAAATATTAAGTCACCAAAGTCAGTTCCAACAGTCAGATCTAATCTCTCATATCCTCTTACTGGTAATCTGCTGAGTAAATTAGTGGTATCTGAACAATTCACATAACAGGTGTAGGATGGCGATAGAACATCTTCAAAGTAATCAATAGTAATTACATTTTGGGAAATGCTCTCAGCATTTAATTGTTCATTATTTGGATCTCTCTTGTCGCCTCCAAATTGAATATCCTCATCTACAGTCAGATTTGCTTTCTTGACAATGATTTTATTAAGACTTGACATTATGAGGCCCCCAATTCGTTAAAAAGGAATGATGAAAATACTTCATTTTCTGAAGCTCCAACAGGAACTACTGTTGGTGCTGATGGAAGTGGTCGATTGTTACTAGATTTTTGAGGTATTGCTCCTCCACCGCCACCGACTAACATATCACCTCCTCCTCCACCATCTTGATATGATCCACCTTCAGAATACTCTGGATAGTGATTCATGTTAGCATAAAACTCACCTCTTGAATTTGGCATCCACAATCCACCCTCTGCAAATCCACCACCCACAACTCGAACATTATAACCATGTTCTTTCCTGTCAAGTCTCCTTGCAATCTTTTTCTTCTCATATGTAGCTTTCGCTGCATCACTTCTATTGAGAATGTCTATGTATTCTGGTAGCGGCATGTTCACTGTGCCATTTATAACATCAATGAAAGTCTTTTTCTCAAATCCCTTTACCTTTCTGATTTCTTCCATCAATTGTTGTTGATGATCTTTTAAATCTTCTACTGCAACATCAGCTATTTTTTCTTGAAAAGTTGATGTTTCTTCAAACGTACTATTCTCAAATTTCTTGAGAACTTTTGTTGTTATGTCATAAGAATATCCATAATAACCATCTTTACCCATTACCTCTTTTTCTTTAAATTTTTCAAACTCTTTACCTATCTTCTGCTTTAGTTTGCTGTTATAAGTTTCCTTAGATTTAGTAAGTAACTTACTACTAGAAACAACTAAAGATGGTGGAGATATTTCACCCATTCGGTATCCTGGCTTACCTGTGAATTGAACTAACTTATATCCATCTTTATCATACTTACCGCCTGAAGAAAAAAACTTTTTAGAATCTAGTTTACCACCAGTAGAGAATCCCATGTTCTTAGCTTCTCTAATCCTTTTACCAGTTAGACTAGGATCTTTTCTTGTAGCAGGGGTATCAAATGGAACAATAAATGCACTACCAGCAGGGCCTTTACTGACATATTCTTTACCATGACCTATGAAATCTATACCTTTACCATCTAGTGATACTGGGTATCCTGATTGAGGCCCTTCAATCCATCCACCCTCTGCCATCTCTGGAGTGAGTTCACCCTTAACTTCCATGCTACCAGTTTCTTGTTCAACTGTTGGTTCTGACTTCATATTCATCGCACCTTCTACATTCTCCTGTTCTGCTGGATTTTGAACCAACTGTGTGAATCTAGATTTCAGTCCATCTACTAATGAAGAAAATCTATTGAGTTGTTCTTCCTTTATATCTCCTGTTACTTCCTCTTTCTCTGCTTCTTCCTCTACAGGCTCCTCTGGTTCTGCTTCTTTTTCTTCTTTTTTCTCGTCTCTCTCTTCTTTCTCCTTACTTTCTTCTTCTTTCCTTTCATCAGTCTTAACTTCTTTGAGTTGTTCTAAATCACCCTTACTTATTTCTTTACCTGTCTTTACAGTCTCTTCTACATTTTTAAGAGCCTCTGTCTTCTTTTGTTCCTCTTCTTTTATCTGTTGCTCTTGAACTTTTTCATCCCCAGCAAACCGATCATCAGTAGGTAAATCTTCAGCCTTTGTTTTATTTCCCTTAGAAAGTAACATAGGAAGCATCATCATGGCACCCACAGCACCTAAGATCATTTTCCCGCCACCGCCGCCTTTCTTCTCACTCTTGAATTTGTTTATAAAGTTATCTGCTTTTGTGAAGTCCGACTTGCCTGGAAGGTCAGATCCTATTTTATTTCCAGCACTGTTCAAGAATCTAGCAAACTTCTTGATACTACTCTCAGCAGTATCAACAGCCTTCTGTGCTTTTTGATTAACTTTTAGAGTAGATATAGAAGTCTTCATAAGGCATCCACTATATTAAACACAGACTTAGCATGTAGAACATGCATATTTGTCTTATCAATAGCCATTAAAGCTGGAATTTGGTTCTGTGGTTTTACAAACTCTCTATCCATACTAGGGCGGTTAGCCCTCTGTGCTTGTGCTGCTTTTTTATTTGCACCAGCCAGGTTGGCAAGAGAACCTTGACCGCCTCCACCAGTGCCTCCACTACCACCCTTTGCTGGTGTAGATATACCATCAGCGATATCTGATGCTGCATCTTTTTTCTTAGTATCTGGTTTTACCGTTTCTGCCTGTTGGATACTATCATTTGCAAAACTAATTGGATCTTCTACTGGTTTACCTGGCTGTACCCTTTCTATTCCTCTTGACTTTTTACCTCCACTACCACCTTTTTTAGGTGTTAGTGCCTTTTTTACACCTCCAAGAAAATTACTGGCCTTGTCTTTGAGACCGCTAAAGGTATTCTTTATATTATTAAATATTTGACCAGGCTTTGACTTACCATCTTTACCATCTTCACCATCCTTAGCTTCTTCTGCAAAGTCTGGATCATTCATAACTTTGTTAACATTTTTCCTAGTTCCTTCCAGAGTTGTTGTGCCTTCTGCTACGGGGATAAGTTCATTGATTTCATCCTGTAGGGCTCGTATTCTTCCTCGTAAGTCTTTCATCTTCGCCGCAATCTCTGGATCGTCAGGGTTCTTTTTGAGTTTTCTAGCTAGGTCATTTAGATCGTCTTTTAGATCTCTGTGCTCATCAAATGCCGCAACGATTCTTCTAGTGGTTGGTGAATCATTCCCTGATGTGATCTGGCCACGATCCATACTAATTTTTAAATCATGTACTTTCTTGTCACCGTCATTGTCTGTAAATTTTTTAAATCTATAATCATCTGTAAATATACCTTCTTTAGTATCCGTCACACTCTTTCTTCTTTGGACTCCTTCTGTTTTGAACCTCTTCACACTCTTTGGTGTAAAATCCAAAATACTAGAAAACTTATCCAATATATTTTTGAATATGCCAGCATTACCCTTATCTTTCTTTACTTTTGCCTCTTCCTGTTTCTTCTCTAACTTCTTCTTCTTTCTATTTCTAATGAAATCAAGTCCTTTCTTGACTAAATTTTTAGCACCCTCTCTTATTTTACCAGCTACTGCAACCTTTGCTACAACAGCAGTTCCAAGTGCAGCCGCACCAGCAATCGCAACTCCTTTAATTAAATTACCAAATAGACCTCCTCCACCACCTTTTTTAGGTTTAGCCGATGCAAGTTTCTTTATAAACTTACTTGCTACTTCAGTTGCCTTGCCAAGAAACTCTACAGTAGAATCAAATCTACCTTTCATACCATCAAGACTTGATCCAAACTGATTCAGTGAATTTAATCCACCATCAAATATTTTACCTAAAAACTTACTAGGATCAAATGAATTTACCTTCTCCTCTATCTTATTTGATAACTTAGGTATCAGATTTTGAGCCTTTGACTCTACAATCTTATTGATCTTCCTGATTCCACCCTGTTTCAGATCTGCTGCTATTGGTTTTATCTTGGCAACAGACTTCTGAAGAAACTTTGAACCTTTTACCTGAGCTCCTGATATTCCTTTTCTAGTGGCTTTGACTGCTTTCTTACCAGCTATTGCAGTCTTTCTAACAATCTTACTCTTAGACACACGTTTAGCTGCACCTTTGGCGGCCTTACCTAGTGTTCCAAGTGTAGAGGTTAGTTTACCCATTTCGTGCCTGTGCTTCTCTTTGTCTTTGTTTTAGTTGTTCCTCTTCAATATGAAGTCTGAGTAGTCCGACATAGATGTCTCTTTCCCAAGGCGGCATGTTCTCTATCTCCCATAGGGAATATTTATGGAACTGCATGAGGGCGAAATTGATGCGGAAGTATGTCTCAAGATCAATATGAGACATACTTAAGCGAAAAAATCCGTTAGCCCCTCTAATACTATAGTATTTTTCTTTTTAGTGTTAGGATTAACAACCTCTAAGGTATGTGTTAATTTAGGCATGGTCTCAAAGAATTTTTCAATCTTTTGAAACTGTGCTGATGTCAATGATTCAACCCACTCTTTAAGTTCTTTCTTTGTACACTCGGATGCTGCAAACATATCCTTATCATTATAAACCATATCAATAGATGTTGCTATCATCTCAAATGATTTTTCTACAGCGTCATCATCATCTTGATTGAAGTTAGTTTCTATGAACTGATTGAGAGATGGATACTTCATTTTTACAGAATAACCATCTGATAGTTCAATATCTGAACTATGTTCATCGTCATTGGATACTTCAATATCATCAATGAGAACTGTGACAGGAACTTCTGTCTTGCCATCATCACCACATGTCACCATAAGTTCAATTGATTCACCGACAGATTTTCCACGAATATTCAAAAATAGATATTCAATATCAAAACTTGGTAGTTGATCGACTTTGATTCCCTTTGTTAGAACACATTCTTTTATAACCTGTCTAACAGCGGTGGTTATTTGTTTTTGATTTTCTGATTCTAGCGCAAGTATAAGAATCTTTTCTTCTCTTACCAAAAATGGTCTATATTTAATAGTTTTGCCATTTGATGGTAATGTCAATTCATACTCAGCCGTCGAAATTTTAGGTAAAGGCATAATAAGTAATTATTCGTTATTATTTAGAGGGTTAATTTGGAGCTTTATCTACAGTAGTTTCAGACACATTGTTAGCATTAGTTATCTGTGATAAACCTTTTTGTGGTACTGCTGGTGCAGGCGTTCCTTGATTATTGACAATATAGTATCTGTCATATGCAAACTCAACAGTAACTTGTAATAGATTTCCGCCTGCATAGTTGAGTGGTATGTCTTGTATTGATATAGGGAAGGCATTTATAAAGTTATAACTGATAGCATCAGGTTTGAACTCAACAGGGTCTTCTTTTTGAGTTTTTGTCTTAGTTGCACCTAGATTTCTTTCAAACTTAGTGATTGATAGATCTCTTTTGTAATCATGGGGATATCTAAATCTATGGAAAGCAAATCTTTCATCATTATTTGGATAACCGCCAGGGTATCCTTGATTATGCTTGATCCCTTCTTGTGTCACATAGAGAGGGTTCATAAAGTTAAACCACTCTTGGAAGAGTTTCAAAGTTTTATAATCTTGAGATACAAAGAAAGACAAAGCTATGTCAGTGTATTGTCTCTGTGTAGCAAACCTTTCTCTAATACCCTGTCTGCTTCCAACCTCCTGTACCACAGACATTGACACACCAGGCAACATTGCTTCATTGCATAATAGTTCATATCTTTCTTTCTCTCCGTTATCTAGCAATCCACAAGATGTCAACCATCTACTTAGATCATTGGCCATTTTCTCTTTTTGATAAACGCCACTTGAAGCTGAATCTAAATCAACTGGGAATGAATCCACAGGTTCTGGGCCAATGTTAGCCAGATCCATCTGAACTTTAAAAAAGTTGGAAAGAGCTGGGGCACCAAGAGCCGATCTGAATGTTTCTATATCTTTTACTAACTTATCGTTGCTAAAATAACTTTTCTGTTGCCTGGCCATCTAAATAAATTTATGACTTACCATACTATGTATATGGCTTATCAGGGAAAATTTAAACCCAGACATGTAAAAAAATACAAAGGTGATCCCACTCAGATTGTTTACAGATCTCTCTGGGAGAAGAAATTCATGGAGTATTGTGATTTGACCGAGAGCGTAGACCAATGGCAATCTGAAGAGTTTTGGATACCATACAAGAATCCATTGGATAATAGAGTTCATAGATACTTCCCAGACTTTTTTATCAAATATAAGGATAAGTCTGGCAAAAAAAGATCTGTGGTCATAGAAGTAAAACCAAAGAGACAAGTCAAAGAACCAAAGAGAAATCCAAAAAGAAAGACTCAGGCATGGTATTATGAAGTTAAGGCATGGGTTGTGAATCAAGCAAAATGGAACGCAGCAAAGTCTTACTGTGCTGATAGAAAGTATGAGTTTAAAATTATGACAGAAGACGATTTAGGTATTTCACATGATCGCAGACGATATTAAAGAAGCCACCCAAGGCGAATTGCAACCTGACGCTTGGTATGTAAACCAACTGGAATCAGCGTTGGCTCAGGTACAAAGGAGAGATGCGAGTGCCATTGACACTCAGGGTATCAGAATGGGTGATCTAGTATTCTTTGGATATAACCCATCATTTGCACAAAATTATGAATTTTGGGACGTTCAACCTCTAGCAGTAGTAATAGGATTTTATCAGGAAGGCATCCTTGGTTGTAATTTACACTACATAAATCCAGATTACCGTGATGTAATTGCAACTGCACTACTAAATAGTCGTGGAGAATCTCCTATTCCTAAAAATAGTGTCCACAAATATCTGTGGTCTAACATGAGAACTATATTTAAAGTTCCAAGAGAAGAGAACTGGGCTGACATCTCTTTACTTCCCACCGAACAATTTATAGACAAGAACGGTGTGAGGTTTCCCAAGTATAGAGCATTTAACAGCCGAAATCAAAAAAGAAGGAAAACATGACATTCACACCTATCGCTAATTCAGAATTTGGTGAAGAAATAAATCCTGGCGTTGAAATATCTCAACAGGATTCACAAGGTAATGTCAGAAATTATAAAGTATTCTATTCTGAGACAGGTGGAACAACAGTTAGAGCGGTTGATGCTAATGGTCAATTACTACAGAACGTAGAACCAATATACAAAGATGGAGTCTGGGATCAATCTAAACTAACAAAAGATACAGCATCATCATTTTCTAAAGATGATCAATTAAGGATTCATCAAGCAATACAAGAATCAACTAAAAATCATATTGATGCCGTTGCTCCTGGCTTAGCAAAACCCAAATGGACTACTCAAGAGGGATATGCTAATGGAATACCATCTGATAAAGATGCTCAACAAGAGGTGCTGGAGAATAAAATTAAGAATGCCAGAAATAATAAAGAGAAGGTGATGTATACTAAAAAGTTAAGAAATTATAATAAGAGTAAAACTAATCAAGGCGAAACAGAGAAAAAAGATAGTTTATTAGATAAAATCACCAATCAAGGTTCAAGAGGTGTAGGTGCAATAGAAAATGCGTTCAGTGGTGCAGAAGAAGCAGATACACTGTTCAAAAAGATAGTAAAGTATCCTATGGATATGTCCAACAGCATGGATCACATGTTCATACAATGTTACTCCTATCGGGCACCTTATGCGGCTGCACTAGATGGTAAATCTGGAAAAAGAAATATTTTAGCTAAAGACAAAGAATCTTCATTTACTTTTGGTTCAGAGAGAACAACACCATATAAAAGAAAACTAGGTGCTGGTATCAAACTACCAATGCCAAATAATATGACTGATGGAAACCCAAGAAACTGGGGTGAACAGAGTATGGATGCTGGTCAAATGGGTGCAATTCAGAACGTAAGTAAGAATGTTCTGACAAGTTTCTTTACTAATGATTTCGGTGGTTATGGACGTACTGCTACAAAACTGAGCATGCAGGGAGAGATGTTGACTCAAGAATCTACCAGAGGAATGTCCATGGCTAATAAGATTGCTCAGTTGGCAAGTGAAAGTGGATTCGGTGATGTAAGTTCAGAACAAGTCCTATCTAGAAGTGTGGGTGTAGTAGTGAACTCAAATACAGAATTACTTTTTGCTGGTGTGTCCTTGAGATCTTTTGAATATCAATGGTTGATGAGTCCAAGAAATAGACTGGAAGCAGCAAATGTTAGAATGATTATTCGTGCATTTAAACAATGGTCTGCTCCAAAAAAAATTAGAAAGATAGACAATGGAGAATTATCCAATGTGGGTAAGGCTGGTGGCCCATCATTCTTCTTAGGAACTCCTAATATATTCAGACTAAGATTCGTTACTAATGGTAATAGAAACATTCTTGGTGTGAATAAATTTAAGCCGTGTGCTTTACAGAACGTAGATATCAACTATACTCCAGAGGGACAGTGGATGGCATATGAGAATGGTATGCCAATATCTGTTATGATGACTCTTAGATTTGCTGAACTTGAACCCATATATGATACAGATTATAGTGAGGATATTGCTAAAGATAGACAATATGATCCTAATGATCCAGAGTCGATTGGAGATTTAATGCCAATAAGTATTATCAAACAAAACAGTCCATATTCATCAGATATAGGTTACTAAAATGTCGAAAGGTTATTTTTCTTATTTTCCAAATATAAATTACGTCTCTAGGACTACAGATAGATCAGCTAATGATGAGTTTATCCCTGTCAAGAATATTTTTAGAAGGCCTAAGCTTCGTGATGATCTTGAGAATGTTCTCACAGCATTTGAAGATTACATGATTATTGGAGATGACAGACCAGAACAAGTTGCTGAAAAAGTATATGGCGATCCTAGATTTGATTGGGTTATTCTAACAACAAATAATATTACTAAGATTCAAGATCAATGGCCATTAAACTCTAATGACTTCCAAAGATACATCTTTGATAAGTATGGTACTGAGGAAAAGTTATCTGAGATCCATCACTACGTTACCGAACTATTAGTAGATGACAATTCTAGAGTGGTAGTTCCAGAGGGTTTAGTTGTAGATTCTAATTTTGACAGCAGATATCTAGAAAGAAACTTTGCAAGACAAGAGGAAGTTACTTTTAGTGGTAGTAGTTTAAATGAATTGTCTAGTGTTGATAATGCTGGTACAGTTAGAGATTCTAATGGTAATATAATCTCACATACTAATGTGTTTGCCGTCAGTAACTATGAGTTTGAAGAGAATGAAAATGACGCTAAGAGAAGAATTAAAATATTACAACCACAGTTCTTAGAAGTTGCAGTTGCTGATATGAATAAAATTATGAAATATAAAAAGTCTGGCGACTTTATCAGTGCCAGACTTAAAGGAACATATAACCCAAGACTTAGTGGGTCATAAATTTATTCTTCTGCGAGTTTCTGAAAATAACTTAGAGCATCATCCTCATCTTCTGTTGTTGCAGTTGCAGCAGCGGATAGATTAGATATTTCATCTAGTTCATCAGCAGATGGACGATTTAACCCTTCACTTTGATCTTCTAGATCTTCAGTGTCAACTTTAGGTGTAACTATTTTTTTAGTTCCTAAAACAGCATCCAAACGTCCTTTGAGTTCATCATAAGTTTTAAACTGATCAGGAGCAGTAAACTCACTTAAGTCATAGATCTTGTCGTAGATCTTTTCTAGTTCAGCATCATCATCTAGAAGTGCCTCAGTCTTTCCAAACTCTGAGCTATCATAGTTCCAGAATCCAGCGACCTGTTTGATCTTTAACTTGAAGTTAGCACCCTTCCAAAAATCGAATGGGTTAATTGGTTCTTCATCTTCAAACTCAGGTTGCATTGCAGCAGTAATCTTATCAAAGATCTTCTTTCCAAACTTGTATAGTTTGACTTGTCCTTCGTTCTCAGGATTTGCAGAATCTTTTACGATAAAAACATTAGCGTAGTAAGACAACTTACGTTTCTGTTTGCGAGCAATATCTTTATCAGATTCACGACCACTGTTCCAAAGAGTTCTGTTTAATTCTCCTACAGGATCGTTTTTACCAACAGTAGTTAAACTGTTTTCAATATACCAGCCACCTGGCCCTTGAAATGCATGACTCCATACTTGAGTCCATGGCAATTCAGCATTGGCATGTGCAGGGAGGAATCGTATCACAGCGAATCCGTTACCCGCTTTATCTACAGATGGTTTCCATAGACGTTCATCTGTATTACTTCCACCTTTTTCGTTGAGTTTCTCAACTTTTTTCATCAATCTCTCTGTAAGAGAGCCTGCTTTAGATTGTTTCTTTAATGCAGCAAATGACATTTAGTATTCTCCGTATTTTTGTATTGTTGGATTGTTTGTATTATAACATGTAATGATGTATTAGTCAATCTGGTATACCTTTTTCAAGTTTATCCAGAGTGGTAGAAAGAGTATCAAAAAATGCATTGATATTCTGACCATCTTTCAATCCTAGAAACTTTGCAGATTCCACGATTTGTTTTTTCATTTCAATAGCATCAGCATCTTCCTCCTCTAGTGACAGACGAAACATAAAGTTTCTTTGTTTTTCGAGAAGTGTTCTCATTTTACTAATATACAAGTAACCCTCTTCTGAGGAAGGATCTCTCATCCCTCTTACAGCGATACCTGTCATTATATCTTCTTGTAACTCCTGTATCTCGGCCATTGCGGCACGGACTGCTGGAGCTTTGAAAAATTCACTCATTGATAGTCCTGATGTTATTACTATTTATCAGTTTTAGATACCCACATAGGTAGGTATATCAGGGTAAATGCACTACCCCAGAAGGCGAGAAAGACG